CGAGGGGGAAGTCTTCGTCAACGGGGGCTGTCTCACGCAGGGCGTGCACCACTGCGCGGAAAATGAAGTCCTTGGCCTGTTGAGCCTGGGGCAGCATGTCGAAGGGCACGATGCAGTGGTGCGTCTTGGCCTCGGGGTCTTTGACCGGGCCGTACACCCAGCCCTCGGCAACCTTCTGAGCCATCCAGCTTTCGTGGCTGGCCTGCGGGCCGACGTTGTTGTCGCTGTGCAGGTTGACGCCCATCATGGCACTGTCACGCTGCCACTGCGGTGCATCTTCCCAGGCCGGCTGACTCATGTCGCCCAGGGCTTCGCAGTAGGCGCGGTTCACCTCATGGCAGACGCGGGCGATCTGTTCGCGTTTCATGCTTACATCCCCCACGTTACGGCCTTGACTGCCCACATCTGAGCTGTCTGCGCCTCGGTGATAGCGATCGATAACATGCGTTTGACTTCAGGGTTGTCATTTGTCTCGCGGTTAGCGTGCAGCGAGTCAATCACGATAGCAAACTGGCTTTTGATTGCATGGACGGCCGGGTTACCACCAGGATTGAATGTCAAGCCGACGGCTTTTTCACCGAAGGAAAGTTCACGGTTTTCGCTCATGTCGGCTCCTCAGATGAACGCACGAATGGCCAGCGGGTCGCCGGTCACTTGGCCGATGATGTCCAGATCGTTGAAGATCACGAACAGCGCGGTCTCGCCGTTTGGCAGGGGGACTTCCCAGCGGTCGCCGCCGTACTTGGCCACGCGCACGAAGTCGCCAGGTCCGCACCAGCTGCCCTCGGGCCATGAGTCCATGGTGTTTCGGTTCTTGAAAGCCAACGCGCCGACGCTGATCACCTTGGCCACCTGCGTGTTCCACTTCTCAGTGTCACGCGAGCCGTTGTCGATGATGATGCCGGAGGCGGTTTTGGTCTTGGGGCTGCGGATTTGCACCAGGACACGGCTTCCAAACGGGGTGATGCCTGGGTCGGCATCCGGAAAAGCCTCGATCAATGCTTCGCTCATGCTCTGCTCCTTTCAGCAGTTGTTGTCGGCGGCCACAGCGGCCACCCTCAAAAAATCGTCACAGACCCGTGCAAATCACAGGTCTCGGTCGCCGTGGCGCTCGTCGTCCAGAAGGTCGAGCAGGGCTCGGATGGCTGCTTCGTATCCTGCAACCATGCCCACTCGGTATCCGTACTCGAAAGCGTCGCGATCGACCGGGCGCTTGAGAGCCTCAAGCGCAAAAGCCTGCTGGTCAGCTTTGAGCTTTCCGAGCAGGCGGTCCTCGACTGCCATCAGCAGGGCGTCTTAGGCATCGAGGGGGCGGCCGGCAGGGTCTGGCCGGTCACGGGCTGGCCAGCGGCCATGCGGTGGTGTTGCTTGACCAGCGCGCCGGTCATTGGCACTGTGCCTTGGGTGGGTTTGTCGCTCATGGTGTGCTCCTTATGAAAATTAACGTGTGCCTGGGTTGATGCCGGTACCGGTGCTGACAGCCACCTTCTCGCCGGATGCGATTTCGGCAGCGGCCAGGCGCATGGCCGTGGCGTTGTCCGCGTCGTTCATCGTCAGCTTGGCGTCGATCTCTGCCGCTGTGCGCTCGTTTTCCGAGGCCTGTCGCAGTTGCTCGCGCTGCAGGTCTTCGGCACGCGACTGCTGCTTGTCGGCCAGGGCCAGCTGATCGGATTGCTGCTTTTGGACCAGCTTGGCTTGCTCGATCTGCTGGCGCTGTGCGTCGGACTGAGCGCGCTGATTCAAAGCCAGCTGCTGCACCTGCGCGTTGAGCTGGGCAATCTCCATGCTCTTGTCCTGCGGCATCTGCGGCGGCTGGGGCGCAAACTGCTGCGCCATCTCGTCGATCTTGGCCAGGTCCTGCGCGAAGTTGGCCAGCTGCTGCTCGATGATCTGCTGGACCTTCAAGATCACGCGCACTTGCTGCTCGGCGTCGCTGCTGATCAGCTTCTCGCGCTCGGCGCGCTGCACGGCCTCGTGGGCTTGCGTGAGGTAGAAGTTCAACAGGTGGTCACGCAGGTGCTGAGCCATCGGGTAAATGTAGGTCTTGATGATCGCCGGGTTCATGCCAAAGATCGGCGACTTCAGGAAAGCCAAGTGCGTCTGAATGTGCGCCACGTGGTCCTGCTTGGGCAGCACGTAGATCGGGCGGCCCATCGAGGCGGCCACGTTCTCGCTCACCGGGTCAACGTCGTCCTGGCCAGGCTCGGGCTGCAGCACGTCATCGGGGCTGAGCTTCAAGTTGCGCAGGAACATTTCCTCGACCTTGCGCAGGTCGTACATCTGCGGCATGGCCGCCGCGCGCTGCTGCACGGCCTGCACCTGAGCGAAGCGCTGAGCCTCGCTGAAGATGGCGGGGTCGCTCACAGGCACAACGTCCATCGGGCCGTCGAAGTCCTCTGGCTTGACGTCCAGGCCGTTTTCCATGGCCTCGATGTCTTCCTCGGTCAGGTACGCGCTGTTGATCCGGTGCAGGATCTGGAACACGCGGGCCATCGAGTTGTGCAGGCGCGAGTGGATGGAGCTGAACACCACCATGCCCTGCTCGATCAGCGCCAGCGTGGTGCCGACAGGAGCGTTGGGGTTTTGGTCGGCGAGCTTCTCGAACGAGGTCTGCACCACGCCCTTTCCGGCGTCCACCAGGAAGCCGAGCAGCTGGAACAGCGTGGGCGATGGGCCGTTGAACGGCAGCGCCATGGCCAGCTTGCGAATGTCGTCGACGAGAGCGCCGCCCTCGATCTCGACCACCTCGGTTGGCTGCACGTTGATCGTTTGGCCACCAGGCCCGCCCTTGAGCTTCAAGAGCGTCGGGATGTTTTGGATGTGAGCCGAGTCCAGCAACGCACGCAGCGCGCCGGTGGCTGCGCCCGACAGGCCGCCGATCATGTGGGTCAGGCCGATCGGGTAAGCGCCGCGCCATGGCACGAACGGGAACTCGACAATCCAGTCCAGCTCCTTGCGGCGCTTGTCCTCTGGCTCCCAGTTGCGGTACAGGCCAAGGGCCATGCGCGTGGACTTGTCGATGCTGATGATGTACGGCTCCATGCCGTCACCGAAGTCCAGGTGCGTGTAAATCTCAAAGATGGTCCGCAGGCCGTCCTCGTTGTAGCTGGTGTCCTCGCGGCCTTCGATCTTGTCGTTGGCGATCGTGGAGCGGCTGAACTCGATCTGATCGGGCGAGCCCAGGTCCACCTCGGCGTACATGCCAGCTTTGACGCGGCGGTTGAACTCGGCCTTGGTGACGTACTGGACGTGCGTCTTGCGCTCAGCGCTGTAAAAGTTGGTGGCCGCAAACGGCAGGTAAATGTCGTCGATGGCGATGAACTCAGCCGTCGGACGCTTCCACTGCGGGGACCACATGAGTTTCAAGTACTGCCCGCCGCCCAGGGGCAGTTGCGTGGACAGTTGCTCCAACTCGCCGCGCAGCTCGGGCATTTGCTGCGTGGTCTGCCAATTCATGAACTCGGCCTTACGGCGAGCTTTTTCCAGCTTCTCGGGCTCAGCCTGGCCCAGAATCTTGGACTTGACCGGGCCGGATGGAGGGAACACCTCCTTCATGAAGCGGGCGCTGAAGTCGACGCAAGCCTCGACCAACATGGGGTGAACGACCTTGTTGGCACCGGAGAACTGAGCGCCACCAGGGGCGTCGTCGCCAAGGCCCGTGCGGCGCAGGCCTTCCTCGTAGAGCTTGTCGCGCTTGGCGCGGGCGTCCTTATCGCGCTCGATCTTGTCAAGCAGGTCCACCACGGCGTCGCTCAAGTACTGGCGATCGACCTCGTCGACGATGTTGGCGAAGTGGGCCTTCTTGTCGGCCACGTCGCGCTCGTTGGTCATGCGAATGACGGCACCCCCGTCTTCGGTGTCCTCGACCTCCAGGTCCTCGTCAGGCAGGGAGACGGACTCACCGCGCTGCTCGTCCTCGCTGGGGTTCTCGTCTTCGCCTTGGTTCAGAAGTTCGTCAGCCATGTCTGTCAGCCTGCATTAAGGGCGTGGAGCTCGCCCACGATGGTGTCGATTCTAGCCGGGTCGAAGTCGCCTGTGGGGAAATTTGCACCACTTACTTGTCCGCCCTCTGCGTAGCCGCGCACCTGGCCGCCTTGAGCGAATCCTTCAGGGCCCGCCGAGCCCCCCAGGAAATCACGCAACTCGTCGAGCGTCATGTACCGTTGGGCGTTTGGTGCCGAGTCAATCGCGGTGTTGAAGTTGTCAATTGCCTGATCAATGTTTCTTTCAGGAGAAACCTTGCCAAGCGCACGCAGCAAGGCGTTGGGGTCTTGAACGTCAACCAATCCCGCGTTTTGCAGGTCGCCGATCCTGCCAAAGTTCCCAGACCGGATGAAGTCCTGCACCGCTGGCAGGTACTCTTCCTTGGGGGCCTTGTTGGCTTTGCCTTTGATCTGCACGATCGCGTCCGGAACAGACCGGGACTGCAAGTACTGCTGGACAGCCGCCTCAAACTCCTCACGCGAAGCGTCGCCGTATTGCTCGGACAGCATGTCGCGCACATCGTCGGGCATGTCTTTTTCAGTGAGCTTGCGACCAGGCTGCACCTCAATCGTCACGTGCGGCTGCCCCTTCTTGTCGCGCAGGCTGTAAATCTTGGACCGGCCCTCAACAACGTCCGGGCAGTAGCCGCCGACGCAGTGGCCCATGGTTTCGCCCTCGTACTTGAGCGCGTCCTCCAGGGCTTTGTAGGACTCGTCCATCTCGACCTTCTTCTTGCGGTTGAAGTCTGTCATCAGGTTTTGCACAAAATCGTTAAACGCTTGTGTGCCTTCATCAAGGCCTTCATCGAAAGCCATATCCATGGCCGCATCGCGCATTTGCTGTTGGTCCATACCAGGCGGCAAATCCATCTCGGGTTTCTCGACGCTGATCTTGCGGCCTGTTTCTTTGGGCGCGCGCAGCTCAACCCACTTGAAGCCCTGCTCCGGGTACTCCTTGACCACCTGCGTGGCCGGGCCCATGGCGCGGGCCATGTCGGCCTCGGCCTTTTGCGCAGCGCGCCACTCGTTGATCTTGGCCACGCGCTCGACGGCTT